CATCTTTACCCCGCAGCCACCGCCACCCCCACCAATGCCAGAAATGGGTCAAGAGGGTATGCCACCAGGTGACATGGGTATGCCGCCAATGCCGCCTCCAATGCCTGACCCACTACAGCAAATTGACCAGGTAAAAGAGCAAATCATGGGTATCCTACGGGATAACAAACAACGCTCTTACCGCATTGAAATTGCTACAGACTCAATGGTTGCTATCGATCAGGCACAGCAAGCCCAAGAAGGTAGCCAGCTTATTCAGACAGCAGGGCAATTCTTTGATCAAATGCGTGGTTTAGTTGACCAGTACCCACCGCTTATAGACTTTAGCATCACTCTATTTCAGAACATGATTAAGCGGTTTAAGGGAGGCAAGGAGTTAGATGGCATATTTACCAAAGTGTTACAGCAAATTGGTGAAATTGCTAAGGCTAAAGAAGAAGCAGCAAAACAACCGCCTCCGCCGGATCCTGTCATGCAAGAAGTGCAAGGTAGGCTGCAAATCGCGCAAATAGAAGCTCAAGCTAGAATGCAACAAGCGCAAATGGAGGCTCAAGACCGCGCAGTTAAGAATCAAATCACCATGCAAGAGCAGCAGCTTAAGATGCAGCGTGACCAGCTTGATACTCAACTTAAGGTTCAAGACCAACAGTTTAAGGAGTTTATAGAGCAGCAAAAGCTAGGTATTGACCAACAAGAGGTGCAAATTAAAGCACAATCTGTCCAGGTTGATATGCTTAAAGTGCAGTCTAATGCTCAAACCGAAGCTGATAAAGCACTTATTAAGCAAGAATCAAGCCAGATGCAGCATATTCTTGAGATTCAAAAGCTAGAACTTGAGCAGATGCGTATGCGTTTGTCTGAATCTGAAAAACTGATGGAAGAGCGCAGACTTGCTTCAGAACAGCAGCTAGAGCGCATTCGCATGAGCATGGAAAGCATACAAAGCAGGCCACAACCTGTAAGCGAAGGTGGCAAGCAGCAACCGATAGTAATAAACAATATCATTCCCAAAGCTAGTAAGAAGTTAGGTACTATAGGAACGGATGATATGGGAAATACAACTTTGTCTATTGATAACATTGATGAGGACTAATTATGTCAATGACTAATGCCGCAGAAGCAGCTCTCTTGGATTTGTTGTTTCTAAACACAGATTGGGCAAACATTGGAGACGCTGCTGGTTTGCAGAACTCTGCTACCGCTGGAAGTTTTTATATTTCTTTGCATACTGCCGATCCAGGCGAAGCAGGTGATCAATCAACTAGTGAAGCATCCTATACTGGGTATGCTCGTGTGGCGGTGAATCGTACAGCGGGTGGATGGACTCGAACAGTAAGCACAATGGCAAATACTGCACTTGTCCAGTTTGCTCAATGTACTGGCGGTTCTGCAACCGTAACACACTTTGGAATTGGTACTGATTCTACTGGTGCTGGAAATCTTTTGTTGAAAGGTGCGCTAACGTCTTCACTGTCAATATCAATCGGAATCCAGCCACAGTTTGCCGCTGGTGCTATGACTGCTACCGTAGACTAATGACTACACCGGCCCAAGAAGCAACTGACGCGCAAATGCTAAAACCGCTTTTTGTGTGCGGTGATTGTGCTGCGCCTGTTATTGTTTTTACTGGCCGGTTTTTCAAAACGTGCGAACATCTAAACAGTGCTATACTAGCTACACCTGATGCTGCGAAGGCGGTGACAAATGGCAATTAACGGGGTTGGCGATTTAGCAAACAGTTGGGAAAGTAACAAAGTTTATCGGTCGCATTGGTTCAAAACCACAAGTCCCACGATTACAAGCGGCGGTTTTTGGATGGACCTATCGATGGCCGCTGGAACTCCAAAGTATAATCCATACGTTGGTAACGCACTTGAGTTTACGCCTCTTGTTGGTGGCGGAAATAATGGTATTAACGCTGGCATTGGCGGTGATAGTTATGTTGTTCGTTACAGTTTCGGCGGACAAAACGTAGGAAACGTTTGGCCAGCTACAGTTGTCCTTAATGATTATGTTGGTTTTTATCCATTAGTTGATATGGATAGCACCGATGTTCAAGTATTTGATAATACCAATTATGCAAGTCGGTACAGTTCAGGTATGCGATTAATGGTTGTTACGACCATCCCTCAAACAGCACCATCAGCAACTGAAGTAATAGTAACGTATATCGGCAGTAACAACGTCGAAACCGTTTCCAGGTTTTGGATTTTTGCAACTGCCGCAGCCGGTGGAATTAACTGTTTAACCAGCAATAATACAACATTGAATTTTACAGCGCCATTTGTTCCCCTTGGAGTCGGAACAACCGATGTGAAGCAAGTTACTAGCGTTGCAGTTACTGGACCATCGGGTGGTTTTTGTGCTTTTGTTTTAGTGAAACCGATCTTAGAGACTGTAGTTTACGACCTTATTGCACCTCATGAGGTTGAGTTTCCACGAAATAAAATACCGCCATTTGTGCCGGCAAACGCATATTTGAATCATATCGCTTGTCCTAACACTGGTTCAGGAGCTAGTTCGTCTAGAGGTCACATTGTTTTTGCGAGGGAATAGTTATGGGATTTACAAGTTACGATGATTTAATCAATCAGGTCACAACAAACAACAAGATATGGGTTCAACCTTGGAACCGTATCACGCCCACTGTTATGACAGCAGGTAGATGGTATGACCTATTTCTCGGCTCTGGCGATAGAGGTCAGGGCTATCACGGTAACTACGTTAACAACTGGGGATTTGACTCGGCTGCCACTTGGAGCGGCGTAGGTTCTGGAGGTTGGGCATGGAACGTAGCTGGTACGATGGTTCACACAGCTGGAACGGCTGGCTCTCTTTCACAAACGCCTTTAGCAACTATCGAAGCATCCAGAACATATACTGTAATTGTGACAACATCAGCACCATCCGGAACAGGTGGAATCACAATTGATATCGGTGGTACAGCTTCGACATCAATCACCACCGCAACCACATCAACGCTTGCAGTAACTACAGGCGCAAGCCCAACTCAGACAATTGCAATAACTGCGGCATCTGGCCAAACAATGACGGTTGATAACTTGATTGTTATTGCTGGTGGAACTAACGGCCAGTCTCCGCGTTTTATGCCATACAATGCAAACATGCAGGGCAATATATGGCCTGGAGACCTGACTAACGGAACAGCTACAAAGCATCTTCTTACAATGAGCGCACAGACCGCAGGTTCATCAACCGTTCCTATTACGCTCTTACTTGTAGACCTTTTAGGCTGCTATGCGCGTATTGATGGTAATTCTGGATCAGCAATTACCCTTGCAAACACATTAACTCTTCCTCGGTATACAACAGGTGCCGGAGTAATGGCATATAGTGTAGTTGCACCAGCTACGACAGGAACAACGGCACACAACATGCAGATAACGTATACAAACCAAAGCAATATTGGTTCGCGCGGCTTGCCTCAAACCGTTGCTGCAACTGCTTCAGCGGTGAACAGCCATATTTATCATTCAGGTACGGCAGCAAATAACATCGGACCTTTTCTCCCGCTACAATCTGGAGACACAGGGATTCGTAGCGTACAGACGTGGCAGCAGTCGGCAGCAAACGGAACCGCAAGCACATTCACGAACCTTGTGCTTGCAAAACCAATCATGGAGATTCCGGTTACGACTCAGTTGCTACTTTCTGAACGTGACCTGTTAAATCAATTTCCAAGTTTGCCAATGATTCAGGAATCGGCTGCAACGTCTGGCGCATGTCTATCTTGGATTGCGTATGCAGGAGCAGCCACACCAGCAAGCACTAACTTCTTTGGCGTACTTCGTTACGCTTGGGGAGGATAGTAAATCATGGCGTTGCGCTTTAATGGTCAAGTAGGAACAGCAGCCGTAAGTTCTTATTCGGCGTTTCCTGGCAGAATTGTCGGGAACGTGACCACTATCGCGCAACAAACTAACTCGCTATTTCTTTGGTCAGCGCACCGTAATTTTGTTTCTTCTTTTGGCGAATTAGCAGCAGTGCCTGATGGCACAAACCATCCAGTATCGTGGTTAATGCCACTTCAAGCAGGACGTGTATCTAGCCGCTCGTGTCAGGTTACATTTACTGCTTCGGCAGCAGGAACAAGAGGATTGCCGACCAGTGGTTCAACATCGATTACTTTTACAGTTCCAGCGGCACAATTAAACTTAGTTGTTTCTGCAACTGGAAGCACAGGAATTACATTTACTGTCACTGGTAACGTAGCTGGCGCACTTCTTGCTACAGGCTCAACATCGGTCGCGTTTACGGTTAATGCTGCAACTATTGGTGCCATTGTTAATCTTATTGGCACTACTGTTGCAACGTTTACAAATTTAGCAACTATTCGTGCTACAGGTAATTTAGCTGGAGACATTACGCCATTTACGCCATTATCGCCTCAATCGTTAGCCGCTGCTGTTTGGGAAGCACTATCTGCTGATTACAACGCCGCAGGTACAATGGGTAATAAACTAAATTCGGCAGCGTCAGCAGGAGATCCTTGGTCGACTGCTTTACCTGGTAGTTACGTTGCAGGTGAAGCCGGTTACATTTTGGGTAGTCGTGTTTTAACAGAAGACGATATTAACAAAATTGCAGATATCGTACTTCGGCGTTCAACAGCTAACGTTGAAGCTAGTTCAGATGGTGACACATTAAGCCTTAAATCTTTGTACGGAATGGTGGCGCAGGGCGTACATAATACACAAGTTTCAGGCGCATCATTAACCGTAACAAAGAGCGATGATACAACAGTTTTAGGTACTCGCACTGTCACAACTGACCCTACAGCAGAACCTATAATTGGGATAAACAGTGACTAATGGAGGATTTCAAAACCATTTACACATGATGTACGGCTTACCTAATGGCTTTATTCAGGCCAAGGTAACCGATACGTCTGATATACTTGCTAGAGGTTTAAGGCGTCGTAAAAAGCTAAAAACAGAAGAAGAGTTATTAGAGGAATACTTAGCTGCTCAAATACTAGCAGGGCGTAAACAAGAGGCATTAGAAGCTAAACGAGTAGCAGAAGAAGCATTAAAAAGGCAGAACTTAGAAAAAGAAGAAAAAGCAAAACGAACAAGATTCTTAATGTTGTTTATGCTAATGGATGATTAAATGAGCAAATACCAACTATTCCAATATTGTCCCATCGCAGAAAAAGTTGTTCCAATCGCAGAGGTTCAGCGCCGTGTGCAATCCAATGCTCGTGACTTGTTTATACAGGACGAGATGGAACCAACACGCAATCCGCTAAACCCTAAACAAATCTATACCAGTAAATCAAAGCTTAGGGCGGCTTATAAAGCTGCTGGAGCTATTGAGGTTGGTAATGCTTACGATAAAGGGTACATCCCAGACCGCGAGTCTGGCGCATCCGAACGAAAGCTAATCAGCAATATGAAAAAACGTCTAATAGACAGGTATAGAAATGGAAGATAATAACCAAGAATCTAATGTAGCAGACACCGAGGTTACTGTTGAGCGTGAACCAGCCGAACTTTCTATACGGCAATCACTAAAACAGAATTTGAAAAACGAGGCGGTAAAGGAACAAAGCCAGGACAGCAAACAAGAGGCAACAGATGTTGCCGATGAGGCGCCCGTAGCAATCCAAGAGACGCCCCAACCGTCTACACCGCCTATGGTACCACCAGCGGATATGAATGCGGTGGAAAAAGAGGCTTTTCTTAACCCAACACCAGCTAATGCCCATATCTTGCAATCCTATCTTAATAGACGAGCTTACGAGACACGCTCAGACTATAGCAAAAAAATGCAAGAGGTTGAGCAATTAAAAAAGCAAACCGCTGGATTATATGACACTATTAAGCAGTATGAAGATGAGTACGCTAGAGATGGCATATCCATAGCCGATGTAACCCGTCGTGCCGTAGCCTGGGATAAGGCCATGCTTAATAATCCAGTTGAAACTGCTTTAGATTGGTTAGATTCTTATGGGGTTTCCATTGATGATTTGGCTGGTTATCAGCAGCAAATGCCTCAATCACAACAGCAATATCTGACCAAAGAAGACGCTGAGCGTATAGCAGAAGAGCGATATCAAAACCTGCAATCGGAACAGCAGAAAAAGGCTATTGAGTACTACAATCAGCAGGTTGTAAACTCTTTTATGAGTAATAAGCCGTTATTCCGTGACCCAGAAACAGCTTCGCAGTTAGAGGCTGAAATGGCTCCGGTAGTACAAGCACTTAATGCGACAGGGCGGTACTCCTCCCCTGAGCAGGTGCTAGAAACGGCCTATAACTATGTAGTAAACGGCAATCCGACTTTCTCCGATCTTAATCAAAAAATGACCGCAAAGCCGGTAATAGAGCAGCAACAACAAGCCGTGGCTAAAGCCAAACAAGCTGCAAAATCAATCTCTGGCTCCGCAGGTAGCGGTTCTCCCAGAATAGTCGCAAAAAACTTACGGGATAACCTGCAACGTCGCATGGGCGGCGAATAGGCTGAAATAAGCCATAGCGGTTATCCCACCAATTATAAGGATAACCAAAATGGCAAATTTAGAGGAAGCAATCGTAGCGACCTTGTTTGACCAGTCTGACCAGATTGCGGATGAGGTATTGCACCATAACCCGCTTTTGGCTTCGCTGGATGAGCAGGGCCTTATTCGTAAGTTCAGCGGTGGATATGAGCTTCGTAAGCCTATCATGTATAATGATGCGGCTGTCGGAGGTTTCTACGCTGGCTTTGATTCGTTTGACCTTTCAGCAATCGATGATGCAACAGCCTTTCGTTTCGCTATCAAGCAGGTTTATGAGCCTGTAGCAATCAGTGGACGTGACCGTCGTGCTAACCGCGACGAGGCTATGCTTCTTGACCTTGCTGAAATGAAGATGAAGGCAGCTATCGCTCGTCTTAAGAATACCGTATCAACCTCGCTTCGTGGCGATGGAACTGGTTCCGGTGGACTTGAGTTTGACGGTGTTAAGAAGGCTGTATCCACATCGCCTAGTTCTGGAACATACGGAACTATCGATCGTAGTACTAACCTTTGGGCGCGTAACCTTGCAGTAAACGTAACCCTTTCGGCTTCTAATGTTCAGGAGCAGATCACTGATGCAATCAGCCAGATTGTTCGAGGTGATGAGCAGCCTGACCTTGGTCTAATGGATCGTACAGCATGGAAGTTTCTTCACAGCTCACTCACGGCTATTCAGCGTATTCAGCTTCCTGCAAAGAAAGCTGTAGCTGGTTTCCGTGTACTTAACTATGACGGATGCGACTTTGTATTCGACGGTGGCTTCGGTTCAGCAGTGCTTGAGACAAACTCATGCCGACTTCTCAATACTAAGTATTGGTCGTTTGACATGGTTCGTGGTGCAGACTTTAAGCCGCTTGCTCCAGAGATGGCGCGACCGGTAGACCAGGATGCTTTTTTCACGGTAATTATCGTGGAAGGTAACTTGTGTTGTGCTGCCCCTGCACTTCAGGCTGTAATTTACGCTTAATGGTGGAGGAAACAGAATATGTCACATACTGGATCATTTGGAGTTAATTATACAAAAACTTGGGATGGAACGACTATTCCGCGACCAGCTACGGTCGGTGCGGTTGGATCGCTTCCCCAAGGTGAGTTTATATTTGTTCAAGCTGATGGAGCTATTGACCAGTACGCTTTCGTGAAAATCGAAGCTGATGGTCAGGCTGCTATGCTGACAACTACAAACGCTGGATCGCAGAATCTTCAAGTTGGCGTAGCTCAAGTAGCTGCTGCTGATAACGAGTACCTGTGGGTCTGGATTGGTGGTATTCACGCTGGTGGAGCCGGATCGGGAATTAAAGGTAAGGCTGCTGCATCGTATGCTGCAAAGGCTAACCTTAATACTACGGCAACCGCTGGTGTAGCTGATGATGCTTCGACAACTAGGATTGCTTATGTTGTTGGACTTGAGACGCTTACCGGAGCTGGCACTGTCACGTTGGCTTCGACAAGTCACCTCAAGGTGAACTAATTAAATGGGGGGTAGCAATACCCCCCGTTTTATGGAGATTTTATGCCAAGCGTAACAAATTTAATTGGTTTGGGTATGCCAGCCGAACATGCTGTAGAGGTGTCAAATGGCACTTTTACAACTGTTACGAGTACCAATGCTGTAGTTGCTACAGCCGGTGGTGTTCGTACCAAAATGGCTATCAATAACGTAAATGATACAACCCCAACAGCAGCCGAGCTTACCACTTCGTTTGGTACGCCAGCTTCAGTTGGTACAGGTTTTGTAGGTATTGTTAAGGACAACGATGCTGATACTAACTGCTATGTAGTAGTATCCAACGGCGTTTCTTACTTTTACCTAAAGTTTACTAAAGCTACTTAGTTTACTAGGGGGGCTTAGTCCCCCCGATTTTATAGGTGATTTATGCCAGATTTTACCCCGTCTAATCCAGGTGCGTTATTTAGTGCAAGACAACTTGCAGTTATAACACCTTCAGATACTACCGATTTAACGAACGTGCGGGCTTTATGGGTTGGTGGTACTGGTAGTTTAGTGATTCGTGCATTAGATGATAGTGCTAATACTACTCTTACTATTACTACTCCAGGAGTTATTATTCCCATTTTTGTAAAACGTGTAATGGCAGCAACTACAGCAACTGAAATTGTCGGATTGTATTAGTTGTGTATATTGGATTAAAAAATTTAGGCATTATAAATCCTAGTGCCTTGGGAGGTGCGGAACCTTCTGTATTATTTGCCAATAACGAGGCTGGTGTTTGGTATGATACGGCTGGCGTAGCTGGTGCAAGTCAAGCAAAAATAAATTCTGGTTTAACTAGCGCTGCATTTTTAGCTGTATATCCTACTCACTCGCTTTACCGAAATACATCAATGACGACACCTGCAATTGAACCAGGTGATCCGGTAGCAATGCAAGTTGATCAGGCTAGGGGCGGTTTAGCAAATCTTGGAGCTGATCTTGTCACTAATGGTTCTTTTGCTAGTAGTAGTAATTGGACGCTTGGCCTAAACTGGACAATTGGCAGTGGCGTTGCTACAAAAACAAGTGGTGCTGCCAAC